TTTCTTGATCTTCTTCTCGCTCACCGTGCCCTGCGTGCTCACAAGGTTCTTGAGCTTGATCTTGCGCTCGGTGCCCTTGCCGATGCGGTGCATCCCTGGCTTGAGTCCTTCGACGTAGAGTGGGTTCTTCATCAGTTCTTCGAGGATGATCCGTTGACCTTCGGCTTACTGCCGTTGCTGCTGGTGGTCTTGGGTCCGGCGACGACGGGGGCGTGGGCTCCCTCCGGGGTCAGACCGGCGTTGCGGTTGAGTTGCTCCTCCTCGGGTTCTTCCGGAATGATCTTCTCGGCCTCCGATCGGGTGGAGCCGGGGAATCCCTTGAGGATCATCTCGACCGCCGATTCGCGGTCGATGGTGCCGTTGCCTACCTTCTCCATGATCTCGACGATGAGCTTGAGGCCCTTGTCGCCCACGGCCTGGATGCTGAGCGGTGGAGGCGGAGGCATCGGTGTGGGCGTAAGGAAGGCGGCCTTCTCCTGTGTAATCGACCCGAAGAGGCCGCGGGCCACGGTCTCCCCTGGTAGCTGAGCTTTTGCCGCTTCTTCGATGAGCTTGTTCCCCGCAGCGAAGTTGGAGGCGACGACCTCGCCAAAGGATTTTCCAGTGTGCTTGGCGACGACCTCCTCGATTTCAAGGATGCCAGCGGCGGCGAGGCTGAGATCGGCCTGGGCCTCGTGGCCCAGGTCGGCGGTGATCGGGCGGCTCCAGTGCCATGCACACTGCTTCCAGCCGGGAGTGGGCGGCAGGACGCCGAGGGAGATGCCCTGCGCGATGACCTTCTGGCGCACGCGGTTGAGGACGAGGTTTTCGAGGAGTCCCTGCCAGCTCTCGATCTTGCGCAGATCAGCCTGGATCTCCACTCGGGTATTGGCTCCGCCGAGCACGGAGATGTCCCAGAGCAGGCCATAGCTGATGCCGAGGCTGACGCTCATCTTCCGGATGAGGGTCTGGACGAAGGCCATGAACGCTCCACTCGGGCGAGCGCTGGGGCTCATCATGGAGAAGTTCTCACCCTCGGCCAGCTTGAGCAGCTTGCCCCATTGGGCGTCCTGCGTGGGCGTGCCCTGCGCCGTCTTGCCGTCCCATGCGCCGGGGCCGTTGCCGTTGAAGGGGTCCTTGGTGCCGATCAGGGCGGCGTACTGCGCCTGCACCTTGCCGGCGATCTTCTCCGCCTCGATCCACTCGCGGATGTCCCGGATGTCGTTGAGGCAGCGCAGCAGCTTGGTGCGTCCGCGGTATTCGCCGGGCCGGTAGGGGTCGTGCAGATGGATGAAGGAGTCCATCGGGACCTCCTGCGGTTCCACGTATGATCCGTCCTTCTTGTGGCGGAAGATGCGGGCGCTCAGGATGCGGCCGGTGTTCTCGTCGATGGTGAAGCCGCCGATGTAGTTCTCCGCCTGCGTCGCCTCGGTCGGGGAGCCGATACGGTCAGCCTCGATGGACTGAAGGCAGTAGCCGCCGGTCGGGCTGAACTGCGGGGCGATCTCCACGAAGCCGGCGTCGCCGTCCACCATGAAGCCGTGGTAGGCCATCTGGACCATCTCGATGAAGCGGGCGCGGCCCGAGAGATCGCACATCGTCCCGCCGTCCTCCCCTCGGTCGTCGCCACACCAGGAGTGGAGGTAGCCGTCGTATGCTGCGTCGATCTGTCCGTCCCCGGTGTTGGATTTGCAGTGAAGTTTTCCCGCGACGTACAGGGTGAGGCGCTCGATGACGCCACCCACGAAGTCCAGCTCGACAGCCTCCCGCGCATCGGCCATCGCGGTGTAGCGGTCCCGCTGCTTGCGCCATGACTCAGCTCCGGTCTGACTGACCGGCTTGGCTCTCCCGCGCCTTTCAGGATTCGGATTGTACTCGCTGAACTCCAGCAGACGCGAGCGGAAGTCCGGGTGGATCTCGGTGATGACCCTGCCGCCGGAGTCGAGCAGACGGATGAGATTGTCTTTGGCCATTACTGGTTCGAGAAATCAACGACTCCGACTTGGACGTTTGGCGTGGCGCGCGGGCCGTCAGGGACAGTGTAGCCGCGCTCCCTGCGGACGAAGGCGATGGCGTTGAGCTTGTCGTTGTTTTGCGCCGTGGCCAAGGCGAACTGCTTTGTTCCCATGCCCATGGTCAAGAAGCCGTTGTCCAGCGCCTCCAGCCGTGTGATCTCGGCAAGCAGCTCCGCCTCGGTCTTCTGTCTATAGCGTAGGAGATGATCGGCGACGGCCATTTGTGAAGGGGAGTATGTCAATGAGTCGCAGGGGAGCAAGCGGCAAATGGGAGGTCCGCCTTCCAATTTTTCTCGGTCGCCAATTTCTCACTTTTTAAGGTTGGTTATCCATAGGGGAATTTAGCCCGTTTCTAGTGTGGGAGGTCGTTTTTCGACCACAACAAATCCCCGCAAATCAGTATCATGAAAACGAAACAACTAGACCTGTTCGCCCCCGAACCGAAGAAGGAAGTGCCCGAGTGGGCGCGACCCATGCCAAGAACCCCCAAGTGGATGAGGGAATCCGACCCCGTGCGGCCCATCGCCGCCAATGGGGTGGGTGAGTGGAGCGCCCGGAATGCGCGCCTCAATTCAAAGAAGGGCCAGGACTGCCTGATGAGGCAGGAAAGCACCGGCTCCAACTTCCGCCACGAGCTGGCGCAGTACGACGGGGAGGCTTGAGCAGCGAAGTGAGCCGCGTGACAGGCGGTTCCATTCGCCCTTCAAACGAAGAGTGGAGGCATAACACCGGACCAAGCCTCGGTCCACAAAACAGAAAGGCCAAAGCCAATGACCACACAAAGCAGCGACAAACCGGAGCTTGATCTCGTCCTCGACGAGCCCGAGCACATCATCATGACCACGGAAGATGGAATCGTGGAGGTGATCGAATGAGCGCCTGCAATGATCGCAGGCCAGCCCTGATAAGCCTAGAGCTGGCGATCCGACTCTTCCGCTATGAGCGCGAGAGCGGCATCCGCGAAGTGAGACAGGCCCTCAAGGGAACCGGCGAAAGGCTCCACGAGGGGCTCACAAACATCATCGAGCACTTCCTGTCGAGCATCTCGACATGGGAGGAGCTGGATAAAGCCATCTCCATCTCTTGCCGGATGAGTTTGGACGAGTGGCTGAACAGCCTCTAGCCGCGCAGACGAACGCCTCTCTCCAATGGGTGAATGGGGAGAGGGGCGTGGTCTGCCTGATTACTCAGGTGAGGGGAAAACAAAACGGCACGACCCCTGTGCCAAACCAACCGGATGCCCAACCGTTTCAAAGCGGGCAAACAAACGCAGTGAAAAACAAAAACCAAAACAACAACACGGCTGCAAATTTGCAGTCCAACCGCCCGAGCTACGCCGCCTTCCTGGCCAGCAAGGGAATCCAGCAACCCCGCCAGCAGCGTCCGCAGCAGATGCGGCGGCCCCAGCCCATGCAGCGCCCTCAGCCTGTCCTCTCGCCTGTGGAGCGGGGGGAGATGGAGCGCAAAGCGTGGCTCGCCAAACTGCCTCCGGGCATCAGTCATCAGTCCTACTCGTGGCTCTTTGAGGAGCCGGAGAATCCGGGTATGCGGGTGAAGCCGGTGGAAGCTCCGGTGGTGAAGTCTGCTCCGGTTGCGCCCAAGCGCGCCGAGAAGCGCCGCCACCCCCTGAGCCGGGAGGACATCGCCGAGGCGTTCGCCTTGGAGAAGGCGGAGATGACCGATGCGTATCTGGCCAGCATCGCCCGGCAGCACAGGCTGCAAGCCGAGCTGAGCAAGAAGAAGGCTGAGTTGGTGGCGCTCGGGCTGGTAAAAAAGGGCGAGGTGGTGCCGGATGCGTTCAAGCGCAACGGGGTGTTCCTCTCCTTCGAGGTGGAGCATCAGCTCCGCAAGGCCCAGAGCATCCTCCATGACGCCGGGAATAATGTGTTCCTGACCAACAAGGCCGCCTCAGACCCCACTAACCCGTGGGCCAAATGGCTGGAGACGCTGTTCACCGCGGTCTTCCGTGAGGTGGTCGAGGAGATCCGCTCGAAGCCGGCTGTCCGCCCGGATGGCGGCCGTTGGCATCTGGCCGATGTCTGGGACAGGCTCAGCGCCGCCGACAGGGCGAGGATGCTCGGAGCCAAGACCTCCATCGAGATCGAGGAAGCGCACATACTGGACACGCACATACTCAGCAGTAGGTCCGTTGTCCGCAAGGAGCCGGGTGTATTCACTCGTCCGCAGGCCAGCAACGACCGGGTGGTGGAGCAGGCCGAGAAGGCCCACCAGTCAGACTACGAGCGCTTCCGGGCCGGCTGGGTGGCCCCGCGCATCAGTGGGAGCCGCAGCAGCAGCAAGCCGGTCCACAAGGGCCAGGCCAAGGTGGTGACCAAGCGGGACGTGGGTGTGGTCGTGGACCCGAACATGGTCGGGAAGGTTGCCTTTGATAAGGCGGCCAACCGTCCGTATGTCAGCGCGAAGTCTGCGCGAGTGATGGACTACGCCGCCGAGAGGCTGGCGCGGAAGGGGTCGCCGTGCGCCGCAGACGGCCCTGTGGCGCGTCCTGAGCCCGTAGTGGACCTGCTGGCTCCCGCCGGCAAGAACAGGAGGGTGTGGTAATGGAACTCTGCGCCCAACTGCATCTCGTCCTACAGTCTATGCCGGACGAGGAAATAGCCAAGGTCTGCAACCGGCTTTTCACCAGAGGCCCCTCCGGGATCATGGCGAGCCGGTCCATCGAGATGGCCAACAAGGCCATGAACGAAGCCATCACTCAGGCCCTCCTGATGGTGCAGGCGGAGGACGCGAAGTGAGCGCCCAGCAGGCCATGCTGCGCCTCATGGCGTGCGGCTTCTGCGCCAGGGATGCCTACGATCTACTGGCGGACGCGGGGTTCGATCCGCATCCGCAAGCGGAGCCGGTGGAGATCAGTGAGAGGCGACTGTGCGCAGAAGCGCTGGAGTGGCTGGGAAAAGCGGATGGGGTGGTGGGGTTGGGTCAGTGAAACCCGGACTGCAAATTTGCAGTCCAAATGAAAGGAAACAATGAGTGATCACATCAAAAGCCCGGTCGAGCTTCAAATCGACCAACTGGCCGCCTGCAATGTGGGCGGTCGGATTCGGGCGGCGATCTACAAGATCGACAACCAGGAGCCCGGATCGGCCACGCTGATCCTGATGGAGCTGCTCTGCTTCATCGAGCAGCGCGACCTGCCGGAGGAGGGGAAGTGAAGAACATCACCTCAATCCTCATCGAGCGTGGCGAGGGCCTGCTCGACGACGACGGTGTGGATGCGGCGGTCGCGGAGACCATCGCGTTTGAGATCATGCACAGCCTGGCGGTTCAGCCGCAGTGTGTCTATGCCGTCACCAGTGACTTCTACTGGGGCCGCGGCGCGGACCTCGAAGGGGCCATCGCGAGCTGCTACAAGAGCGGCTCGCGGGGCTCCCAGGATGCGGTGATCTACATCTACACCGGCCCGCAAGCGGAGCTGGACAAGATCACCGTGGATGGCAATGCGGCGATCCACTACCCGCAGACCGTGACCAGCAACCGGGTGGGCAAGGTGAAGCTGCCCATGAAGCAGGGGGCCAGATGAGCATGCCGATCGTCAATGCCGCGCAGATCGCGCTGAGCATGAGGCATGACGGCACCAGCTCGCTGTGCGGCAAGATAGCGGATGCCGCCGTCCTGCTGGACTCCATCGAGACCGAGATCGTCGATCCCCATCTTGATGGGTGGTCCGGCATGCCCAACGACTGGGAGACGGTATGCGAGCGCATCGCTGAATACATGAGCGATGGGCCAGTGATGCCGGCTCGCCAGCCTGACCGGGAAGTGATCCTGGGGTTCATCAACCACTCGGAGGCCGAACGGAAGAGGTGCCCGAAGTGCGGAGGCTCCTGCACAGTGTTTGTGCCGAACCGGAATCCGCTGCATGACAGTGAGATCGAGGTGGCCTGCGATGAGTGCGGTGGCCGCGGCTTCATCCGATGAAGCGCGCCAATGCCCCGCGCCTGCTGGATGTCCCAGTGGGCAGGAAACAGTGGGACCCGAAAGCCAGGGAGCTGCTCGGGATGTTGAGGAAAGAGATAGCGAAACCCGCCGCTGATAGTGGCACAAAGAAAGGAAACCAACAATGAGGATACCAGCCAACCTGCTCGATGAGCTGATTGAAAATGAAGGCGAGCTGAAAAGCGGCCCTGTCGCAACAATGGGAGTGCTCCGGCTTGCGCTGGATCTTCGTGATGCTCGGCGCGCTCAGCGCATGCTGCCGAAGCTGGTGGAGGCGCTGCAAGCCATGCTGGCGCACACGGAGCCGAACTGTGGGGTAACGTCCACGCAGTCGGTCTGGAATGTGGCGCGGCGCGTCCTCGCCGAAGCCAACAACCCGGAGGTGACGAAGTGAGCGCCTACGACTGGCTGGAAGCGGTGAAGGACAGCCTCAAGATCAGCCGCGAGAGCCGGAACAGACTGGAGGAAATCCAGTTCTACTCCGAGTATGCGGAGCCCGGCTACAGTGACCCGAGCAGCGGGATCATTGCAGTGGGGAACTGGAACAACGCTGACAAGCGGAATCCTGCCTTCGACGACAAGAAGCCCTGCGGTGGGGACAATCAGCTCTGGATCAAGGCTGATGACTACGTGGAGCGCGTCGCTCACGTTCTGGAGAAGCGCTACGGAGCTGAACTGGAATGGTGCGACGAATGGTGCGGGTGCAGTGAGTGCGACAAGCTCATCCGCACCTCGCCCGACTCATACCAATGGAGCCCGGCGTACTACATGGGTGATGGGGTGATCCTCTGCTCGGAGTGCGCGAAAGGCAGCGCCGACACCATCCTCGCTGAGTATGAGGGGAATGAGCGTAAGGCGCTGACGCGGGACCTCGGGATTGATCCGGGTGATCACGGCTACGTCCAGCTTCTCGATAAGCTGGAGAATGGCTTCCATGAGGGCATGGCGGCCGATCCGAAGGTCATCGCCAAGAGCCTGCGCGAGAAAGGCGTGGAGCGGTTCCTGTTCAGGATTGATGAGCAGAGCCAGTTCTACATCACCTTCTCGTGCTGGGTGCATGAGGATGAGATCGAGAAGTGCGAGGCGTCTGCTGGCTCCATGAAGGTGGATGCCGATGTGTCGCCGGCTGAGGTGATGAAGCGTGCGCTGAGCACCGGGGAGGGAATGACGACCACGGTGATGACGCATGATCTGATCATGCGGTGCCCGAGTCGCATCCTGAGCCCGGATCACTACAACGCGGATGGAAGCTGCAAGTGCAGGGAGGCTCAGCAGTGAAGATGATCGAAGAGTGGGAGATCGCTCTGGAGATCGAGGAGGAGGAATGAGCCCAGTCCCTCCGCAAGAAGAGCTGGATAAGGCTCAGGCGCTCGCCAATGAGCGCGGTGAAAGCGCGTGGCTGTCTGTGGGGATGCCCCTCACATACGGCGGGCCGATCAAGTGGAGAATCGTGATGCAATCACAGCTCTCTCCGATCGCCGCCCACTGCGCCCACATAGAAGTGAAACCCGCTGCCGATGTGCAGCACAAAGAGAAAGGACAGAAGTAATATGAACTACCACATAACAGTCAACGGGGTGCCTCATTGTCAGGCCCCTATTTATCAACTCAGTAAGGCTGCCGGTCTTACCGCCAAGCAGATGTGCGAATGCTCGTGCGCCTGCGGATACGGATCGCGACTGGAAGAGGCAGATCGCGATGCGGCTAAGCTGGCCGCTGCGCTGCCGGATGCGAAAGTGTATGTCGTGGAGGGACAGTGCCGCGAAGACTCATGGTGGAGCACGCCAGAGGGCCGCGCCGCCATCGAATCCGAGAACTGGCTGGAGGAGAACAGATGAGCAGCAACTACGCAGGAATCGACTGGTCCGGCCCCGGCTCGACCACCAACCGCGATGTGGCCACCGGCATCCGCTACGGCGTCATCAGCCAGAACTCCATCCAGTCCGATGTGATGTCGGGCATCTGGCAGGAGTCCCGTGATCTCAGCTATGAGGCCGCGAAAGAGGAGCTGGAAAACTCCATCTATCGCGTGATGCAAAACGCGGAAGATGAAGATCGCAAGGATGGCCTCAAGTCCGCCCTTGGCGACCTCTACTACGGGGATCGCCGCAGCGCAGAGCTGGAGGATGCGTGT